TTGTACTTGTTATTCCTGACCCACCAACAACAAGAGGGGCACTAACAAAGGGTCTAGCTGCATAGCCAGCCCAAGGATGATCAGAAGGGTACACTAGTACATTAGATGTTCCATTTGTAGGACCATTAGGTGTAAATGTAATTTCTCCAGAAGAACGATTAATAGAAAAAATTTCAGACAAAGTAGACGCCACAAAGTCTGCCTCAAGTCTTGTAGCAATAGCAGTTGGCGTTAACGTTTGAGCTTGACGACTACCCGTAACACTGACGGTAGAGATTAAGCCAAGAGAGGTTACACTTGTAACTGTAAGAGTAAGATCATGTGCAGCTGTTGAACCTCCTAGTGCAGTACCTAGAATGGTAAGGGTACTTGGTGAAACGCCAGCTTTAAATGGCTTGTGTACAAATCTTGTACCAGAAACAATAAAGCCAGTAACTGTACCACCTTCCCCTGCATCAACTTCAGTAACAGTAAGTGTAAGATCATTGGCGCTTGTCCCACCAAGGTCTGTGCCCTTCCAAACAAGTACGTCGCCAACCATATAATCTTGGCCTGCATCAGTAACGTTAACTTGTGAAACTGTATAAGCACCTGATGTAGCATAATTAATTGAGACATCAATCTCAAGGCCAGATCCATCGGCCCCTTCCCCTCTGTCAACAAGGAAGACACTTGAGGTATTAGTACCAGCAATAAGACCATCATAAAGTTTAACTTCATTTGCTGCGTCCATGCCACCGTCCACAATGCTAACCTGAGCAGCAGTATAGACACCGGTGCCACTGCCTGTTGGAAGTGTAACCGTAAACTTTGGCATTGTATGGAAATACCATTCCGTAACACCTACTGGCTGATTGGTATTAGTGCTAGAAGCTGCAGAGACTTCTTCATAAGCAACCGATGAAAGATCACCTGTTACAGTCACGCCAGAGACCGAAACGGAATAATCTCCACCACTGTAACTACCAGGAATGGTGACCGCAAGCTTTAAAGTCTCTAGTGCATCTGAATCTTTTGCAGAACCAAGACCAAGATCAATGTCTGCCATATCAAAGCTTACATCAACTTCACCATTATCAGAAGTAGCGCCGTCAAAGGCATCCCCCATCCAGACAATAGCGTCAGTCGTAAGATTGACAACAACAAGTTGAGCTACAACACGGCTTTTGTCCGCTAGTTCTCCGGCTCCATCACTTGAGTAAAGTTCAGCATGCTTATAGGCAACAGCATAATTTGCAGCTGCTTCTGGAGATTGTTGAATCGGGGTAATCTTAATACCAGCAACACCTGAGCCATCGTAGTCAGCGCCAATGGCAGAGACAGAAGGAGCAGTGCCAGGAAGACGATATAGGTAAATGTTTGTACCACCACCTTTCTTGACTTCGGAAGCACCACGAGTTAGCTCGGATGTCGCACCAAACTCACGAACGACAGAAGCAATATCAGTCACTTGATAGGGCTCACTTGTTAAACCTTTGCTAGCTGTACCAATTACTAGAACTGACTGACTAGTATTTGCCGAAATCTGGCCGAGGTTTCCGTCCTGAAGCTCTACATAACTACCAGGTAAATTTACATATGGCATATTTTCTCCTTTGAATTAAATTAACTTGAGGGTGTTATCTGTAGAATAATTTGTTTGAGGACAAGAATACTGGTCCAAGTAAGTTTTTCAATTGAAACAGCATATTTTAAAGTTCTTTTGTGTCTAAGGGCTTCTGTGTCATCTCCTGTATCCTCAACAAACGTGAAGTCTAGGACTCCACTGTATTTAACATACCATAGATAAGTCTTTATAATATCTGCAATCCACTCCTTGATCTGGTCCGCCTCATGCGCAGTTTTCCCGTATATACTAAGATTGATATTGTAATCTAATCTTTGACCATATATGTAAACCTCAGAGGTATCATCCTGCGGATCAATATACTTCCCAAGAAGTATGCTAGTCACCATTCTTCGAGAAGGTGAGTTGACTGGACCACTACCAGCAGCGCCAGGTTTTCCGTCTCTTACTAAAAAAACAATATTAGGAGTTTCACTTTCAACGTTAATAATTGGTCTTTGAATTATAAGACGATCATTATTTAACCAAGCTGGCTTCATAGTTGAAGTAGCCATATTGATAATCTGCTGAAGAATCTCCATAACCTCGTAAATTGTATTTACCTTAAATCTTTCATTCTGAAGTCTAACTATAGCTTTGCCACCTGGCTCAAGAATTATATTAGTAGGCATTGGCTCAAGTTGGACATTGCCTAAATTCTCCGACTCCATAATAGTAACAAGAGTAGTTTGCTGAGCTTCATTTAAATCTTTTAGAAGTTGAGGAGTTAAAGGATTTAACATATTAATATTTCCTGCAGTATAAGATTATGTACTCTATTCGACCAGTATCTGATCTCTTCTCATTTAGTGTATTGATTGTCCATATAATATTGCGGCGCTCTGGTTTAACAAGGGCACCATCAGGTTCCAAAGCAAGTTCTATGATCTTATCTTCGTAGTCTATTCCAACTGTATTCTGTACATAAAACTTGCAGAATTGCTTTTTGCTTCTACCTATTTCAGTTAAAAGAGATGCGCCTGCTTTTTCTTGATCACTTCCAATATCTACTTTAAAAGTATCTACATAGTGCTCATCCCAGAGATATCCCTCCCCTAAGCAGACACTGCATTTCTGATGACCTTGTCCTTCTTTTGCTACATTACAAGAACAGGGAATTCTATACTTGTTTTCGTTGCGCCTAAACTTCCTAAGCATAACCTTGAATGCCTTTGGGATTTCATAAACTGAACCTGTAAAAGTATCCTTGGTTTCTTTGCGCAAGTCTACTTCTTTTTGTGTAGTCTTTGGACCTGAACTGGACCGATAAAAACGACTTTTTCCTATTGGCATTAGTCCTCCTTAGCTGCCATAATCTGGATAGTTACCATTTATATTTCTATAGAGGTACCGGTAACGATAACGGTTTTGATAGGCATAGTCTGGGTAGTATCTGTAAGATCCAGGTAGCCTAGTCTTAACGTTGACGCTAGGTGCAAACTTAGGCATATTATCAATTGATCTACCAAAAGCAGGATAGTCTGCTCCAAGATATCCTTTGATTGCCATACCCGCATTAAGACTAGCACCATAAGATAGATTGCCATTGCTGTGAAGAATTCTATGTAAGTCTTCATCACGCTTTCTCATTTGTTCAATTTTTGCTTTTAGTGCAGTAGCATTATCGGCCCACTCAACTTTAAGATCACCAAGTTGCTTAGCACGAGGAGCACCTAAAGCAAGTGAAATATTTTCAATAAGATCAACAGAACTATTGATGATTACATATTCCATCTTGACATAATCAAGCCACTTCTGTGTTCCATTTTGACGAGGCATATTAAAGACCATTGCGTCAACAATCTTTGAATATCTATAGATAAGATAGTTAACTGTATCAGCATCTACGTCGCCTACAATGCTACCTACGCTTGATATTACCTGATCATAAGTTGCATACATAGGAGTATATCTACTAGTAAACCAAGACTCGTCTTCTATACCGACAGAGTCAACGGCTGCGCCGACTTCCTTAATACCTCTAATCTCAATAACATATTGATTATTATTAAGTAAAGTATCAAAACCCTCATCTTGTGAATAGGCATTGATGTCATCACCGCTAGAGCCAACAGTAAATGGAATAAGGCTTGTAAACATAACAGGAACAAGTGCTGTTCCAACATTCACTTCAAAGTAAGCCCACCATTCACCAACTTGTGCGTCATCAGCAGTCAAATAACTATAAGTGTACTGACCATATTTAGTTGCCGCGCCAGGATCGTCCTGGTAGACAATTGCATCATCTTCCAGATTTACCCCAGGTAAACCAGGCTTTCTACCATAAGGATAAATAGACACAACAGGACTAAGCCCATTAGCTAAGTATCCATTACCATCTCTGACTTGGCAAACAATATCTACTGTGTCTCCTTGGCTTACGGTTAACATATTATTCCCTTATTATGTTAATGATAATTTTTTTGCCATTAACAATCCAAGAGTAGCCAACATCGACTGCGTCTTGATTGCCATCCATAATATTCCTAAACAACTTAACAGTATCTGCCGTTACAGTGGTGGGATCAACATTTTTATTAAAAGTAAGAATGATTTGCTTAGTTTTTAAAGATATATTACTAGAGCCGTACTCAGGCTCAATCTTTACTAGTTGGAATTCAGTGGCAGCTATGTTTATCTCTGCCTGCGTTGGAGCGTCTAGCCCAATGGGACTCTGTGAGACTGCAGTAGGTAATTCTTTAACTTGATTTACTGCCGTTGAGAAGTCAACTTTATAAGTATCCGCAAGATATTCTATTGGACGTAAATTGATAGTCCAGGCATCACCTATTTTAAATGCGTCAGATGCCCCACCAATTAACTCTAAATAGATATCTTTATCCTTTGCAATCTTATTGCGCCCAGTCAAGGGTAGCAGATCATGGGTCACAAGTGAGGTGCTTTCAAAATACCAATTTAACTTACAGGTTGAAGAACTTCCTGCTTTGGTAACTTCAACAACAAGAACATCATCTGCTTCACCGGTGTAATACCCACTAGTTCTAAGTATTCCTTCTCCAGTCGAAGTTAATAAATCTTTTTCTGCATCAAATACAGTTCGAGATCCAATATAACTCCATTCATTATCAGGGGTAGATGAACCACTGATTAATAAACGGTAGTCTGTCTTCTCTTGTAGGAATGACTTAGGTCTAACAATTAATTTGCTTTTGACATCCGCATCATATGCATAACTCATTTGATCTTCAAGAGTTGCACCGGAAGCGTCGCATCTAACAATCTCTAACTCGACTGGAACTTCACCTTTAAGATGTAGAGTCTCAAGTACTTTTGAATAGTTTGTGTCATTTGAGAACTTATAAAGTCTCTCTTCAAATTCAATACCAGTAACAATATGATTATCAGGACCAACTAAACTAATACTATTCTCAGCAAGAAACTCAGAAACTTCTTGGTTAAAAAGAATTTCAATCTTTTCCCCTGTAGGAAAAACATTAAAGCCATCATCTGGCCAAACTGAAGCAATAGTAAAAGCCATTGTTAAAACTCCTCAATGTAAGATTCAAGAGTACATTCAACTTCGCAGCCAGTAACTAAAGTAATTTCTTGGGTCTCAAGACTCTCAACCTCAACAACAGCATCTTCATTCTCCATGATTGCTTGATATTCTTCAAAAGCCAACCTCTTAAATAAAGCATCCATTTCCTTCTGAGAAGTAATATTGGCTAAAGCTTTTGCAATTCTATCTTCTACACTCATGTCTACTCCTAGTAACTAATATCTAGATACCGACATTATAACAAAAAGAAAGCCCCCAGGCCTTTCGACCTGAGGGCTATTTATTACTTACCTAGTTATTAACCAGGGAAGTTAGAGCCACCATCAACGTCAGTGCCAGCAGGATCAAAACTACCGTCAGTAACATTGTAGTAAGGACGTGCAATTTCAGGCGAGTAGAAGTTCTGGTCGCAGAAGATATTCTTAAGCGTAACTAGACCCTGGCCTTCGTTATACATAAAGATACCCCACTTCTCTGACCACTTCATCTTGAAGGTCTCAAAGTACTTGTCCTCCCACTCGTCAGCAACAATGCCTGAACCAACGATTAGAGCACCAAGTGACTTGCTATCGCAAAGAACAATATCGGTAAGCTTAGTAGCAGGATCGTAAGGCATGAAGCGTGAGGTCACGATGCGAAGGCCAAACGGAAGACCAAGAGGAAGGTTAGGAGCAGCTGTAATGGCATTAACGTTGAAGTCCTTAAGCGAGGCCTTGGAGCCATCGGCACCAGTACCAAGCTGACCGCGTGAGTAACCCTTTGAAAGAACACCCTTAACGGCGTCAGGAACACCGGTAACGTTAGCGGCTGAACCCGAATAGTTGCCAAAGAGATTGCCGCTGCCGCTCTGCATTGCAAATGCACGAAGGACGGGGTCGCGGACAAACATAAGGTACGTAAGAGGATGGCAGATAAGCGTATCAGGGGTAAAGCCTCTCTGAATGAGAAGATGATAAGCGTTGAAGAGGTCATCCATGGTAAGAGTACCATTGGTCTTCATCGTGATGTCACGACCAGTCGTGATACCAAGAGCTGACTGAGTAGGATTAAGATTGTCAAACGCAGGAACGCTGATATTCGTGATATGCTTAGCGATTTCGGTCTCCTTGCGGCGAGCGAAAGCACGACCAGCCTCACGGGCAAGATAACCAAGG